TCTCATTGCAAAGACACCTTCCAGGATCTTTACTAATGTTGTCTGATCCAGATCAGCTTTGTAATCGTTAACCTGTGCTGCAACATTGTCCATAAAGCTTACACCACCTGTGACAAAGTCTCGTTCTGTCCACCCTTTCATACGACCAACTACAACGACACCTCTCTCAAATATATCTGTGCTTTCAGACTTAAGATCTGTCTCACCATCATAGTTCTGTGCTGCTCCACCGATCAGACCATGCATTGGCAATACTGCATATACTGTTCCTGTCTGAGAACTGAACGTGTTTTTGATATCCTGATTACCTTTTAGGGCTCTGGACTTGATCAGCTCGTTCCTTTTTAAATTTGGAATCCTCTCTGTGTAGGCGCCGAATGCCTGAGGATTGAATGATTTAGAATCAAATTTTTCTCCTGCCATTTCTTACTCCTTTATTTAAATCTCTGTTCCGGGATTCTGTTCCATATAGTCACAGAGTTCCGAATATGTCATTTCACTTGGTTTCTTTCCACCAATACCGCCGGAACCACCATTTGTTCCTTTAACGATCGTTGGTGCTGGTTCATCGCTCTCGAACAAGAAGCTGTTTTCTTCCTTGATCTGTGACAGCTGTTCGTCTAAACCAATGATCTTTCCATCGTTTAGTTTCAGTCCATCCATGTTAAGAAGTGCTTTAACCGCTTTATTATTTCTGGCTTTCGCTCCTGTCAATGCTGCAGTTAATGCATAATCAAATTTCATTTCTGAGATCTGTGCATCTGCATCACTCTTTGCTTTCTCGGCTTTCGTTTTCCAGTCGTCTGCTGCCTGCTTGATGCCGTCAATATCCATATCTTTAAACTTCTGAATCTCTGCATTTGCATCGTTTACCTGAGTTTCAAGACTTTCTGCTTTCAGCTTATATCTGTCTCGCTCCTGAGTGATCTTTTCTGCTTTCTTCTGTTCTGCTGAGATATCCTCTCCGTTCTCAGCCATGATCTTATCAATCACTTCCTGGGAAAGATTTAAACCTTTTAAAAAATCTGTTTTCATGTTACTATGCTCCTTTCGTATTAGGTTGTTTTAGGCGTGTAACCGACCGCCACGAACCGACTGTTTAAGGTCTGATCAGCTGACCAATGTTATTTCTTTGCATAAAAATAACACCCAGATCTCTCTGCGTGTCCTCTGCAGCTTAACCCTGCTGCGGGGAGATATTTGGATCACCGTCCTTTCTATTCTGTTGACTTCATGTTTCGCTGCTCCTTTCTTAAAATTTCGTATAAAAATACCACCTGACATTGATCAGATGGCGTTTAATCTAAATTAAGTTTTTCTTTACATGCATCACAATAAAATGATTTTGTTGTTTTTGGATTTCCAACTGGTACTAACTTTCCTTTTTTGCATAATGGACAAGTTGCTTCTTGCCCTTGTCTTACTTTTTTAATTGCTTCATCAACTTCATCCCAAAATCTCATAAATAATCACCTCCACGGTAATTCTGGATACAATTCTTTTATTTCTTTAATTATTTTTGTTTTTCTGTTACTCCATACAGCTTTCTGTGCAACACTACGACCAAATCCAACGATATCTCCTGCTTTGTTCTTCACCGCATGGATCTGAACTCTGGCAGACTCATATCGCCTTCCTGTTTCCTTGCAGAAAGCTTTCAGTGCTGCTTCCTGTTTCTTTAATCTTACAGATTCTTCATTGAACCGATTCTGTAAAGTATTTTTTAAGATATCATCTTTCGCTTCACTAATCGCTGAATTATATCCAGCAAGTTTCCTCTTTGTCTCTCTGATCTGTCGTTCATGACCTCTCTGCATCTGACTCGCTTCATACTCTGTAAATTGCTTTCCGTTGTATTCTACGTTCTTTGCAGAGTAATCATCTAGTATCTCTTGCGTATATGCTGGTGTCGATATTCCTGGGAAGAATGCGTGGAAGTTATGGCGGCAATTCCAACTACATAAACCTGGTCCTGTACCATATACTGTTGCTTCATAGAAGTTTTCATACTTTGGATCAGTCCCAGATAAACAAAAGACCCTCCCTTGCCATACGGCATGTTCCGGTCTTGCTCCTTCATGTGCAGTTGTTTCAACATAATCACAATTCTGATCTTTTGCGTATTGCAAGTTCATTTCTGCTGCAGTCTGGTTTACTCCGGTAAGTACAGCTCTTCTTACCGCGACATCTAATTTATCGACATGCTGTGACGGATATAAGACTTTTGTTCCCTGCACTGCTGCCTCTTTGATCGCATCTGCAATTGCTTTGTCATAACTGAATGCTCCGGTACTTACTTTCATCTGTGCCTTATTGCAGGCTTGGATAAAAGCAAATTGTGATTTTATGGCTGTTGTCATTGTTAGATTATCCAGTTCCTGACATGTCTTTCTGACGTTTGCCTGCAGAATCCTTTACATACCATTTGACTGTTCAAGTTTAACAACGTCTTTCCCTGCCTGCTTATAATATACAGCTTCATTCTTTAAGTTCCTGACCCCTGCTTCCTGATACATCCGTTCAACTTCTCGATTCTGATGTCCTGATACCTGACTCACTCGCTTGATCGTATCTTTATAAACAAGACCAGCATTCTGTAAAACCTCAGCCTGATGCTTTGTTGATTCTGACACACTCCCCATCTTTACGATTCTTTTTGCCATATCAGATATGATTGCTATTGTCCGAGTGTCAATAATGCCAAGTAACTGATCAGAGAAGCGTTCCAAATATTTCGGATCAAGCATTTATGATCACCTACTCTTCCTGAATACTAAAGCGGGCATCCTGTGCCGGCATCATTTTTAATGCTTCTTCCTCAGATACGCCATACTTGGCCGCAATGTATATTTCTTTCCGGATCAGTCCTGCTGTTGCATCCTGCTGCATACTCTGTAATTCCTGTTCTTTATCGATCACGATCGAATCGTCCCAGTCAAAACTGATCTCGTATTTCTTGCCACCATTCAGGTTCGCAAGTTGTGCGATCACATCCATTGCATAGACTAATTGTTCTAATGCTTTTTGAATATCAGATACTGTACTATATGATCGCTGTTTACTTGCCTTAATTTCTTCTGCAGTCTTATCGACTGTGTTTGGATCACTTAAAGATTCCTTTAGTTCACTAACTGGTTTTAGATTCATACAAAATTACATATTTCTCAAACCTCAAATTCAAAAAATATAATCTTGCAAAATCTATATTTTTATTATACCAAATTATTTCTAAATTTTCTAATATATTTTCACAAATATAATTGTATAACAAAAAGCAGGAATCTTCATGGTTTTAAATAGTTACTTCCTAAATCAATTGAATTTTCCTTCTCTTTTTCATCTCTATTTATTTTTTAATTTTTACTTTTTTCACTGAACTCCATTTAGAATAAATTGTTTTCTTTCCAGACTTTTTCATACATCTGATTCTTACATAGTAAGTCTTTTTCAGCTTTTTGATCGTTGCAGATACTGTTTTATTTTTTTGATATTAACTGTTTTCACTCCAGATTTGAAGTTCTTCTTCATAGAATACTGAATCTGGTAACCTGCTGCCTTGGTGTTTTTCTTCCACCTAATCTTTACTTTCTTTCCTTTGATATTCTGAACTTTTAAGATATTTGTTCCAGAAACTGTGATTGCTGCTGTGGTAGAAGGTTTCTTTGTTGCTGGAGTGGATGGTTTGATCTGTCCACCAACCTGATCTTGCTGTTTGTCTCCTGCGTTGTCTTTGTTTCCCTGATCATGTCCATAATCTCCATCATCAATATCTCCAGAATCTGGTTCTTCTGGATCAGTGGTTCCTGAATTATTGTCATCTTTTACTGTTAGTGATGGAGATTTTCCTTTTAAGGTGATAAGAATTGGGCTTCTGTAAAAATTATCTTGTGTTGAATTTTCTTCATCTAGTTCACTCAAAACACCATATTTCCAGATCCCGCTGCCCAAAGGGAACCATCATTTTTTAAATACATCATTCGGTTTACAGAATCATGTGTCACAGCTTTTACATTAGTTAAAATCTTCGTTGGCTTAGTGATTGAATATGCCCTATCAGTTCCATAATTATATCCATAAGTTCCAGCTCCAGTACCTGCTTCCCCATGCTTATTCTGACCGAAACTTAATAATTTCCCATCATTTTGTAAAATAAAAGATGTTCTTCCTAAAGAATATGTTTTTACATCACTACTAATTTTAATTGGCTGATAATATGGATAACTGTCTTCTCTTCCAGAATAATATTTATAATCTTTATCTGAACACCATGTATATAAATCAACCTTGTCTGTTAATGCACTAAATAAGCCATTTGCAATCTGAATGTCAGATAATTTAAGAACTCATTGTTTCGA